ATCACGCAATCCATCAACGAAGGCGCAGAAACCGCTGATGAGATTCGCCTTGAAATAAACATTCTTACCTCGGCACTTACTTACTTGTGCCCCGATCAGGAGTACCGCATCAACCCATGACATCCAAGTTCATCCCCAACTACATGATTCGCCCCATGCCGGATTCGGACAAGGTGAATCTCCGAGTCATCAATCCTGACGACCCCAACGATTACGTCTCCCTTGTCAAAGACGGGATTGACGGGGCGTGCTACGAGATCATTGAGGCGCATAACTCACAGATTGGCGACCCCAACTTCTTCTATGAGTGGGACGACGCAGTCGTCTTCTACGAGGAAGAGGAACTCTCACGATTCAATGATGAATACGGCGAAGATGACGACAACTTCAGTGGATACGAAGACACAGACGAAGACTGGTAACCAACCAACTACAAGGAGAACCATGCAAACATTCATTCCGTACGGCGACGACTTCCGTGCCAATGCCACGGTGCTTGACCGCCAGCGCCTCGGTAAACAGCGTGTGGAGGGTCTTCAGATTCTCAACACTCTGACGGGTCGTAGCAAAGGCTGGCGCAGTCACCCCGCTGTCAAGATGTGGGCTGGGTACGCCGATGTACTGGCTCAGTACACCCTTGCCATGTGTGAACACTGGGTGAGCCTCGGCTACAAAGACACCGTCGCTGACAAGGTCAGGGCGCTCGGATTGCGAACAATCAGCGACAGCGTTCCGGAGTTCCTGTACGACGACGAGGTCATCGTTTCTCATCGCTCCAACCTCATCCGCAAACTCCCCGAGCACTACGGGCTCGTATGGCCTGATGTGTCCCCCGATTTGCCGTACAAATGGGTAGTGTGATCACCATGGAATACGAAAGCGAGTCGCACGAAGAGTCATTGGCTCATCTTCTGAAGTGGATGTCCAAGCAGGAACGGGGGTTCGCCCTGAGCACTAACCAGTATCAGCAAAGCGACCCCTCGTTTCGCCCTGACCCAAACTCGTGGCAAGCGATGCCGAAAGAACCCATCTCTGATCGTCTGAAGTTCCCGAGTCATACCTGCGTGTGGTGTGGGAAAGAGTTGAAGTCGGAAGCACTGCTGGAGATACACGAGGAAGAGCACTTTGATGACTGACCATGAGACCATGAGGCAGGCTTACCTTGAGGCTTTGACCCTTGGTCTTACTCAGGCTGAGGAAGACCTCAACGCTCTTGTCGTACTCGCCTACGACTTGGTGAACAGCAACGGTCTCTCGGATGATGACCGGCAACACCTTCTCGCTGTGCTGACGGCGTGTGAGACACTCTGAGACATAGAAAGACCCCCCTCTCGTAACCAGTGCGGTTGCGGGAGGGGGGTCTTTTTTTTGTTATCTGCCCTCGGACAGCATCTTGTGAATCTCGGTTTCGCTCTTCGCAAACAACACGGATGCTTTCCGCACTGGGTTCTTGTGCTTCAACTTGCGAAGGTCTTTGACCAGTTGAGTCATCGTGATCTCTCGTGACAATCTTCCGGCGTCAATCTGCTGGCGCTCATCCTTTGAGAACCCGCCAAAGAAACCGTGCTGGATGTGGTTCGCAAGAGCAAAGTCCAAGCAGTTGTTTCGCACGGGGCAGAGGGCGCACATGATGCGCTCTGCGGGATAGCCCGAGTCACCTCGCTCCCGAAAGAACTTGTTGAGATCAGAGCCCTTGCACGAGGCTAGGTCTCTCCATGATGAGTCTTTGTCGGGGAAAGCGAGCGATGGTAGGTCAATCATTCCGATAATCACTGTGGTCTCCTGCATTGGTCAAACAGTTGCTGATGTATCTGCACGCCGTATTTGATGTCTCGGTGTTGCACCGCTTCGTAGCAGGCTTCCCCCTCCTCACGACGAACATGGGGAGAGCGTAGCGCATTCAAGTGGCGAATCCAATCCGTGGGACGCTTGGCGACACGACCAATACCGAGCGAACGCTGGAGGTCAATGTACGCATCTAAGTTCTGCGCCACGAACGGAATACCACTTGCGCTGTACTCAAGACCTTTGATGTCGGACTTCGCTCGGTTGAATGGAATGTTGTTCAGCGGGACAACACCAACATCAAACTTGAGATAAGACGGATAAGTCAGGTGGTCAGTCAGCGGGAGTGTGGACACCTGATCGTCACGGAGACCCACCAGCGATGCCACGCTCTTCATGGACGGGTGCGCCCCAGTGTGATGAAACTTGATGGAACCTGCATTGACCATCGGGCGAATGACACCGGCAATGGTCTCAAGATCGTTACTGCGGTGACCCGTGCTTCCCGCCCACCCAACGAGGGGAACATCCGTGTCGGTGTGCTCATGCTTGGTGAAGCGCTGGGTATCAACGTAGTTTGGAATAACCAAGATCGGGCACTTGGTAACCCATGATTTGACTCGGTCAGCGAGGTAGGGAGTGCTCACCGTGACAACATCAGACTGAGCGAGGATTGATCGGTAATGGTTGATGTTGATCTCGGGGCTGTACTTGGGGTGCGTGTTCAGGAAGGCATTGTTACTTGCCGACAGACCCCAGTACCAGTCGTCTAGGTCGTTGATAATGATCTGCCCCATGGAGCGGGAGATTTTCATGTTGGTTGACGCACCTGAGTGCATGAGGCGTTGCATCCAAACCACATCAATGTCATGGATGGCTTCATCGGCACTGCGGATTTGGAAAGACCCGTGCTTGGGGTCAAAGATAAGGGTTCCCGTGATGAACTCCATGCCCGTCAGGTGGGGGAGGTATTGGGCGACACGAGCCCAGCCCGAGCCACCCCATTTCTCTAGCCCGTCGTCAACACGGTCGGGATGAATCCAGTCGCCGGATGCTACTCCTACCTTCATAACAACTCCTCACAGTGGTGTCCCGTTACGGGACACCACTCTAGTACGGAGTTACGGAAGATTCAGGTATCTCCACGGCGACCAGCCGGATGCCTCCTGTAGACGCACGGCGAACGTCAGGTTGTATCGGGCTGTCAGGATCATTTCTCGGGTGATACCCATGGACATCGCCCACTCGTCGTGAACCGACCACTGGATTTGGGCGAGACCAAGGGAACCGTTGCCCTCCAGCCCGTCAATGCACCGTGATTCAGTCCACAGCACACGGCTCCAAATGGGCCAGTCCTCAATCTTCCCGCCGACCTCCAGCAACAGCGGAAGCCATTCGGCGCACCGTGGGTGAGCCAACGCCATCGTGTCTACTTGAGCCTGCCAAGCGGCTTGGGTCTCTAGGTAGGCGATCTCTTCGGGAGAAAGCGTCGTAGTTGGGGCGACCGTAGTGGTCGTCGTCGGGGGTGGTGTGATCACCACGGTCACTCGGGGTGGTGTGGTTGTGGTCGGAGGCGTTGGAGCCTCCGAGACCCCGCAGGCGGTGGTTAGAGCCGTCAGGGCAATGATTGACAGGGTGGTTAATTTCAAGGGTTTACCCTCCTTAGTTGGGGAGCACACCGGAAGGGATAGTCGTGTGCTCTCACGGGAGCGGGGATGGTTCCCCGCTCTTCCTCGGGCTACCTGTTCGGGAGGATTTGGTATTTCAGTTCGTCAATGTTGACTGGCTGACCAACCCTTGGGTAGACCGAGAGATCAATGTATGGTCGTTTGGCGTTGTCGGCTCCCGAGCACTTAGCGCAGGCGCACCCTTGACGATAGCGGGTGATCGTGCCATGCGGACGCAGAGCCGTCTTTTTCCCATTCCTCTCTTGTGGAGTTAGTCCACCCCACATACCGTATTTTTCATCGTCTTTGTTACTGTAACTATAGTCCAAGCATGAGCGCCATGCTGGGCAACGGTTACAGACCTCACGGGCTACTGCGTAGTAGTCATTCGGGGTAGGGGACTCTAGCGGAGGGTACCAAGGGTCAGGCGCAAAGCCCCGACACAACGCATTCTCCGTCCACTCCGCTAAGTCCATTCAGCGCTCTCCCACCATGCGACGCTCGTCGTGCCAGCAGTCGTCCACGATGTTCCACGCCGTGGGGGATTCGTGCCATTGGTGCTTGAGGACGCTGTACATCCAGCGACTCTGCTCATCCCCGACGATGTCGGCAATGTGGTGGGCGACATCGCTCCACCAATCTTGGAAGGCAGATGGGTAGTCAAAGGACTTTCGGTATTCGTCTAGGGGCATCATAGGGGAGCGACCTTACCAGCAATCGGCTGGCGAATCAATCATCCTCGTAATTGATGATGTCCATAGCCATGTTGTCCATGATCTGTGGGGGAAGCGGAGATGACAGTTCCCGAGCGGTCTCGCCCGCTTTCTGCCCAAACAAACGAGACAGAACGCCCGCTGACCCGCGAGCCTCCACCTCCATGCGGATAACATCTCGGGTATCAGAGATGTCTTTAAACTTGTTAACGAGATTAAACATACGGTCAATCTCTCCACTGAGGGTGGAATCCAATCCCTGACCCTCCATCTCTTCTGCGAAGCGAGCAAACAGAACCCGGCTCACCTGCATCTCTAGAAGGGCACGAAGCGTGGCCTGAAGTTGGTCTTTCGTTCGGATTTCCACGGGCAACTTGAAACCGCATTCTGAGTGTTCTTTGTATGCGGGACATTTAGAAGCCAAATAGCAATTATCACACTGTCGCAGAAGGGCGTTTGTGTGCCGGATTACGGGTATCTCTTCAGGGTCAATTTCGTACTGTTCGCCCTGCTCAGAACCAGTGTGGGTACCTATTGAAGTAATCTTCTCTACCCCAATAACTGGTAGCAATAAACGCTCATTCTCGTGCCGCTTCTCAGGGGGGGTCATAGCAATACTTGATACCCCTGAAACCCCAACTTCTCCACCATAGGGTGAGGGGGTCATAGTAATTATTTCGCCCTCAGAGTTAGTCATTAGTGCCTCCTTGGGAGAGTTGTTCGGAGGGTCATAGACCCGAGATTCCCATGCCTGCCATGACCGGATAGCGAGCATCCCAACTTCGGTGGTGTCGTCTGCGAGTACAAGGTCAGGATTCAATCCGAGGCGCATAATGTCCGCACGATGTTTCTTGCGTGACGACTCTTTTTGTTGGGCGGGATACCGCCGAAGTCCGTGACCGTCCCACACCTGAGTTTCTCCGTAGCGGAGAGCGCTCGTCCACGAGCCAACAATCACCGTGTGCCACGGAAGCGCCTCAATGACATCCGGCTTGCTGGTGAGCCCGTACAGTTGGGCGTTCCAGCGCTGGGCGAGAGACCGAATGCGGGGAATCGTCTTACCGTTGACCGCCTTGTCTGAGATAGCAACCCGTCCGTGACGCTGACAAATGATCGCTAACCGCTCAAGGTCTTCGCCGTCTGACCATACGGGGATGTACTTGTCCCCCAGCCACGACCCGTCGTAGTCGGGGCGACCAATAATGGCGGTAATGCTGTGTTCGTGTTGTCGGACGAACTCGTCAAAGCGGTGCTGGTCTTCGTCGTTCTCGCTGGTGTACAGGATGACTTCGCCGGTAACCACCTCGGATAAGACCAACTCCTTGGTCTTAGGGATAGGAAAATGCGTCAAGTTCACCCCGAAGCGGGTAACCCCGGCTCTTTCTAAGATGCGCCGTTGGGCACCCTTTTCGGCACCCCCAAAGAACACCCTCATAGATCGCCCCATGTCGCTTCGGACTTCTGCATGGCACGGGCTTCCACCTCGTCTACAACGACATCCCACGAGCGCTTGGCTTGGGGTTGGTGCCATTCGGGGCGCAAGTATTTAGGAACTGTCAAGAGGAGGGTCGGCACACCTTGGGCGTTGACGATCTGACAGGTCTCGGGGTTTACATCAATGTAGAAGTGGGGTCGGGAGATTGCGGATGTGATGTGCCAAACCGCCTCCGCCGCTGGAGTATTACCGTCACGAACGATAGTCGGGGTTTGGTGGATAGAAGAGACCTTAAAGTTCTCTCGCTTTAACCACTCCTTGACCAACTCAAGCCGATACTGGCCGTCGACCACAACGAGCGTGCGACCCATGTACTTCTGAAACAGCGTGTCCCATAGACGACGACCTTCGGTGCTCGGCTGGCGAGTTCCGAGAGTATCGGAGGGGAGGGCTATGGCATCAAAGTTGAATACAATCACGAGTCATACATCCCCTTAGCCTTACGGTTTTGATGCACCACATACGAGGTGCAGGGGCAGTAGTGACAGAGGTATTGGCGGTTGGCTTTCGGAACACCGATCTTGCGCCCGATGGTCTTGCTGTCATCTTCATAATCAATGCACATGTCAGCGGGGCGATTATGGCGCTGGAAGCACTTCAAAGCCTCCACCTTGAGGTCGTCACGCACTTCACGAACCTCAATCTCGTTCTTCATCAACTCTTTCTTGACGGCTGTCTCGTCACCGAGTTTTTCCCACGTTGCGTCGTCACAGCGGAAGATAACGGACTTATGGGCGTCCGGATCGGGGTTTACCGCCTGACCAAGGTGACGGTTGATTAGTTCAATCAACTCCATGTCGTACTCGGCAGGGCCATCGTAGTCCCGCATGCGGTACATGGTGCCACAGGATTGGCAGGTCAATAGACGAGGCATGTTGTGCTCCTTATGTGTTACGAATTAGGTAGATCAGTTGTACGGCGAAGACTGAACGACACCCATCTTGAGGTCGTTCATGTCGTACTGGGGCTGGAGTAGCGAGGCTCGCTCATGGATAGCCTGCATCTCCACCTCGCCACCACGGTCGGGGGCAAGGCTCTTGAAAACGCCATCATTGAGACCCTTTTGCAGGTCAAGATTCATGGATCGGGAATTGTTGACGGTCATGTGTATCGTCCCTTCTTGGGTGTCCGGCGACCCGGGTTACGGGCATCAGAAGTATCGGTGCCACGAGACGCTCCCGTGGTTGTCTTAGTCAAAGGTTTAACCAATGGCTTAGTCAGGGGCTTTGTCGTGCTTTTCACACCACCTACTGTATCACCCACAGCGTCCTCACGGCGAGACCCTGTGCGACGACCCCCGTTAGGAATCTTCGGGGTAGGGGCTTGAGGAGTGGGCGCTTGAGGTGCTTGAGGGGTGGGCGCTTTGGGTGCTTCAGGAGCCCCCCCGGTATTTGTTGGCTTGGGGGTCTTGGGAGTTTTAGGGGCTTTAGGAGTCTTAGCCTTAGGAGTCTTAGTTACATCATCCAAAGTCTTATCAGGAGTAGGAGCCGGATTAGAACTTTCGTCCTGCATGGGGGGCTCATTCAGGGTTTTCTGTACTTTATTTAGGGTATCGCTATAAGCATCCTCATAAGCGTTGCCCGTATCGGCTCCGTAACCACGGGCGTAGTCTTGCTGGATTGACCGCATATCGGCTTCCTGTTGACGGCGAGCGGACTCACGGGCTGAGCGAGGCATACGACCCTCTTTACGGGCGGTCATCTCTTCACCAAAGATTCCCCCTGCTTCGGTGGCTCTTTGGTTCATATTGTCTATAGTTTCTTTCTTTGGCCCTTTAAACTTTGCATTTTGAAAGTACAAAGACATTTGTTTACCGCTAAAGTCTCGGTTGATGCCCAATTCACGAGGCTTCGGCATAGAGAACTGGGGCGCTGAAGGAAACTTCAGGTCACCCTGAGCAAAGGTTTCCCCCATGGAGTAATCCGTGGTGGGGATAGAACCTGTGCCAAGGTTCTTCATTGCGCTTCTAAGTTGACGTTCAAACTCTCTGCTCATCCAAGTGCATCCATTGAGTAGCGCCCCGTGCCTGTCCAGTCACCGTCAGCCAGTTGAGTACGGCGAACGGGCATACCAGACAACCATGAGCGGTTGGTAGCGGTGTAACGGTTAGTCGTAAGAATGTCCATAACAGTGGCGGTTTGTTTAATGAAGCCACGGTTTTCGGGGAAGAGTTCCAGCGGATGCTGGGGGCGCAGTTCCCGAATCTCATCGGGGGTAAGACTCAAGGCGGCCTCTAGGGCCTGATCAGTGAGGTATTCCTCGTGAGTCTGCCACGGCTTAGCCAAAGGTCAGACCTTCTTTTTTGCTGGGGGCTTCGGGGGGCCTTCCTTAAGAGGGGGCATAACCTTTTTTGTTTTGCTCTTGATAGTTTTTCCGCGCTTGGGGCCAGTCTCAAATTGACCGCTGAATTCCCGCGCTAATTCCTGAACACCCAAGGGGCGAGGAGTGTGGTCGTAATATTCTCCACGTTGGCCCACGACACGGTTATTACCGGCGTGGTAAAGGCCTGCGCCAAAGTGATCGTTGCGACCAATGCGCCAAATGCCATCGCCATCGTCAAGCGGGTCTCCGGGGGCAAAGGGGCGATTCGGAGGAGAAGGGGGCTGTCCGACGCCACCTCCTGCGGGAGCAGGTTTAAGTTGCTTGGGGTCTCTAATGATTTCCATTACTTCTTACCTCTTTTAGCAATTGTAGAGTTGGCAATACGCACTGCTTTAGCGTCGCTCCCCGTCTTCCTCAAGACAGAGTTCGCTACCTTGGCCCACTCCTCTTTCTCTTTGGGAGTGTCGGCTTTCTTAGTTTTCTTCGGTGCGTCTTTTGGTGACCACGGCATGGCGTTTACTCAGTAACCAGCCTTCGGGTCGCTTCCGCACGACTTGCACACTTCGCTGTCTGCCGAGTCAACCGTTCCGCAGGTGCCACAAATCTGCTTACGCACCATGGTCTTGTCGCCAGTAACACCGGCCTCGTTCAACTCATCACGATGTTGCTCGGCACGAGGAACCACCTGACTGTTGAGGTAGCGCTCACGCTCAATAGCGGCCATAGAACGGTGCGGACGGGGGGTGTGCCCAGTCTCGTAGTCACCAAAAGTGGAACCTCCACGAGAATGAATAGAGGGCATAATTTTTGCCATGGTTTCTCCTTATGTTAACGCCATGCTGGTGCTAGAGATTTTAGCATGCTTCGTCGTTGCATATCTATAACTTCGGGGTTTGGGCGCTCCAAACCACGAGCAATTCCACGGGGGCCAACCTTGCCGTCATTGGTTAGAACGGTCGGCTCCGCACCTGTTGGGGCGTACTTTTTACCCTTGGACTGAAGCATTACCCCAGTAAGAAGGTTGAACTCTTTTGGCCAAATGTAGTCACCGGCATTAATACGCTCACCCTTATGTACGCCTCTAGAGTAGGAGCGCTGGTTCGCCCGAGCGACAGCATTCGTCAGTTTGTCCTGACGGCGGTTACTAGACATTGTTCCAAGGTAACCATCGGGGTACTGAGTGTCAGGAGTAGAGCCAAACGCTGATAGGCGCTGGTCTTTGGCGTTACGGAATACTGGGGTTGGCCCAAGAAGCGGAAGAGTGCTACCTGAGTTACGGTTGCCGTCAGGGCTGGGGCCAGTAGTAAATGCGTTAGACATTACCTATCCATGCCGGTACCGGCACTGCTGAACATACCCCCTTGAACCCCTCCACCGAACGGAGTAATCGGGCGTGGTTTAACAACTCCACGCTTCAAATACTCATTACGGGGGTCAGGTCGGTATGAACGCTTTGCCATTATTCGTAATCATCCCATTCATAATCTCGGAACTTTGTCTTCTTCTTGTTCTTACTATTTTTCTTATTGGAATAGTAAGTGTCTTCTTCGTCATCATCGGAGTATCCGAGATCGTCCAACATCTCGTCCCATGACAGCGGGTCTAGCGGGCCTTGCATGTTTAATCCTTGGATTTCTTCTTCTTCTTGGTCATAGCCCGCATGTCAGCAAGAGCCGCTTCTTTAGCCGCCTGTGCTTCCTCGGGACTAACGGTCTCTTCGTCATGTTGGTGTGCAATAGCCCGCTTATCCACATAGGTGGCCGGGTCTTGTTCGGCGGCTTGCTTTTCTTCCCAAGCCTTCTTGATGTCGTCATCAACCCAAGTCTTCATGGTGGAGTCACCAACACGACCACGGAGGTCAACGAGTCCACTGAGTTGACTGGTGGCTCCCCTAGAGGGATGGTATTCCTTAGTTCCCGTGTCTTCCATCATGCGCCGAATGCTGTCATTCAGGTGTACCAAGCGCTCATAAATATCAGCGTCTTCTTCTCGTGCCTGTTCGGGCTGTACTCGCCTACTGCGGATGAGTCGTGGCTCTCGGCTATCTTGTGGGGCCGTGACCTGAGTATCCCCTCTCGGACGGAACTGACTACTCGTGAGGTGAGCCGGAATTGTGGCTTGCGGTGCAAGCGGATGTGGGATGCCACCTAAGTTGGTGTGTACCGAAGGTGCTACCGGTTGATCAGGAACCACGGGGGGTATAAGAGCCCGAGAGCCGGGTCTTACATGCTCTTTATGACCACCAAGTGAAGATGAGGGACCGGTTTCCCCAATACTTTCCCCAGAACGTACCAGCCACGGACCGTTGGGGGGAAGAAATGGACCTTCGGCAGGTTTGCCAGTATCCACAGGAGTACTCATTGAGGAAGGTATAAATGCCGAACCGTGGCTACCGGCAGGAACGGCTCGGTGAGTTCCAATAAATGTTGGGACATCGGGGCCGACGAGTGAAGGAAGCGGACGGTCTCGTATCGGCTCAATCGGCGTTTCTCCTCGCCTAGCCATCTCACCAAGAGATCGCTGGACAGTGAGGGTCTCGGGTTCGGGGGCCGAGCGACCACCTGCAATACGCTCACGGAACTCTTTGTCTGTTTCCCCTGCTCCAGTAGTCTCCTGCCACATTGTGGCGTCTGATCGTGGGGCGCTAATGCCCCAAAAACGCTCAGCCCGACTAATCTTGCCCATGGCAACTTGGTAAGCACGAGAGCCCGAGGTGGGCGCAGGGGTAGAAGAAATCGGAGTACCAACAACACTCGTGTCGTTTCGGCTCTTACGTTCTGCCTCACGCGCTTTCCGAGCCGCTACGGCCTTAGTGGGGCGACCACGTTTAGGCGTGCTACGGGGGCGACCAGTTTTCTTGGGCGCTTTACCGGATGAATTAGGGGCCATAATTACCTCACTACGGGCTTGAATGACATAGCACTTATTGTGGTACCTTTTTCACCTTCAATGTCATCAAAGCCTATCACAAAGGTAAGATCAATGCCCCGAGGTGCAACAAAACCTCGTGCAATAGCGCAGGCTTTAGCGGCCTGATTCACGGCTGATGCGCCAATGGCACGCATACGAGGGGATTGCCCAGCAATAACGGCTCGGGCCATGATGGAGCCCACACTTTGAGGGTTACTGCTTCCGGATACCTTGATGATGTCATCAACGGATGCGTTCAGTTCTTGCGACATTCTGTACTCCAATATGTAAGGGTTGTGTAGCCCTTAAATATTAGAAGTAACCGGCCTCTTTCAATAGGTCTACGAGGTCACAAAGACGCAAAACAGCGTAAGTATCACCTAGAGAATTAACCCCTTTATTTGGGCGTTTAACAACTAGAGCAGGAACTGCATCACCCTTGGCCTTGGCTTGCTTGACGGTGTCGTCTAACCACTGACTTAGTTGAAAGGTTCTCTGATTCTTGCATTGAATGATGGCGTTACGACCAGTGTTACGGTTTTTTATACCGTTTATGTCGCCCGTGTCGTCACCGGCTTTGAGTGGGGTGCGCTCGGCGTCAGGAAACCCGTTGTCATTGAGGTAGCCCTTGATCATCGTCTCAAAGGAAGTACCCTTCTGCTTAGCCTTATTAGCCATTATTCTGTATCGACTTAATAAAGGTAGTAAGTAACTCGGTGATTTCCTGCACCGATTTACGAATCTCACGGATGTCATCCTGAATCTTGTGCATTGATTTGCCACCACCAAAGTTGTACAAATCACTCTGCTGTCTTAGGCGAGCATTTGCCTCTTCAGCGGCCCGATTAGGAGTCAACATGGATAAGCCTTTCTTTTTTTAGTTGGTCAATTTCGTTCCGCAGGCGCTCAATCTCGGCTTGAAGTGAGTCAATCAAGGCGATAGTTTCTTGAAAGCGTGGTACATCGTAGGTAACGCCGGAGGGGCTGGTAATGGATTGGTGGTCTTTTAACCACCCGTAGATATTAGGCTCCAAAGCGTTGCATCCTTACATCTTTACCGTGTAATCCAATGCGTCGTGAGAGTTCACGGGACAACAATTGCGCCCCACGCTCACAAGACTCAAACATAGTCTCTACGAGTTTACGGTAAGCACGAGCGGCTTGGTACGACTCCTGCTGTGCCACCACCACAGGATCAACGTCCCGTCGTGCTTTGGCTAAGGTAACTCGGTCTGCCTTATCGGCTGAGTTCCACTGCCCGATCAGGATCGTGGACTCAGACAGACGGCACTTGTGAGACTGCTTTTCCTCGTCAATCTCAGCCATCACCAATTCTGACTGTGAGTACGAGACCCACGCCATAAACTCACGATACAGACTCATCAAGTCCGCGTCGGACAACCCGTCTAGGTCCCGGGGTATCTCCGGAGGCGCTGATCCCGGTCGTGCTGGGAGGCTGAACTTGCTCTTGAACTTCTCCACCGGGTCTGTCGCTGGTGTGGTTCGTACTATCCGTGTCATCGTCTCCCCAACATTTACTCTTGTATGGACATGTTTTACAGGTGCTGTGCGTGATGCTATTCGCCCACAAGGGGCGCATTGGTGGGCGTTTACCGTCTAGGTGCGCCATGATACTGGCGCAACCAGTCAATATGTCGTCAATGATCTCCGGCTGAAAGCGGACATTGAACTCCTTGACATCCTGTGTCGGCTTCCACTCGTAGATGAACGCCAAACTGTGAATGCCGGTGCAGAACATGTACAGATTAGCCTGCCTCAGATGTGATGGGAAGGGCTTTCGTACTCTGTTCCACACCTCATCAATGGTTATCTCACCCTTAGAATAAGGTATGAAAATGTCAGGTGCTTCAAACCTAAGGGTTCCAACACCAACGCTCTTGATTTCAATCAGCGTTTCAAGGTTCTCCTGAACAACGATGCCGTCAGCATGACCGGTGATGTTGTACTCCTCGTTACGGATAGGCACTTCACGATAACGAATGTGTGTTGAATCACAGGTGGGGCAGTGTTCTCCACCGATACCCTCCCAGCGGTGCTCACACTCTTGACACTGCCACCAGCCTTTGAGGACACCGGCGTGCCACAACCAAGTCTGCCACTTGTTATGGATGGCGTTACCCTCAGCAAAGATGTTGAGCAGGTTGAACCCCGGAGCAGTTGTTGGGCGTGGAAACCCCATGAGCCCGTACCACGAGGAACGGGGGCACCAGTTCTTTTTACATATCTCACTGGGGTGTAGCCCTGATGTATCTCGCTTAGCCTGCGCCGTGGCGTTATCAAGTGCTGACTGAACTCGGACGATGGGAAGAATAACGCCCTTAGACTTGGCGTTCTCCTTGAGTTGCTCAAGTATCCACTTGTTATTCCCCATGAGTCATCTCCAAGAAGTCGTCCTCCGTGAGTATTACATAGCGCTTACCACCCAAGTCAAACTGCAATACAGGGATGCGGTCTTCACGGAGAGCGACTGCCTCTAGATCACGGAGGTCTGTGAACTTAATGGAGTAAGACTTGGTGTTATCTGTGAACTTGTTTTCAATGAGAAAGTGTTCCGAGCGGACATCATTCTTACGAAGCCAGCCTGACCCTGACCCAGCGTTACGACTACCTCGGTACGCTTTTGCGGTGCGCTCTTCCTGTTTCCGTGACTTCTTGTTGATGAACCGGCGTGAGTTTTCGCCGTCTGAGCCAATGATCATGGGGTGCTTTCGGTAGGTGTGCAATCATGCGAGAGTTCGCAGTAGCAGTCGTAGTATGGAAACTTTGTAAAACAGGTATCACAGACAGTTACAAACATGTGGTAAGTGAACCCCTCGGGACGAGAGGTGTCACAGCAATACCACTCAGACTGCGAAGTGGTTTCGGGCAATGTCGGCAAGTTTCTTTTGGAGGTCAAGGTCTTCTCGGACACCGAGTAGTAGCGCTTCTTTGCCCTGCCACTTCTGACCCTCAAAGTTATAGAAGGCACCGGCACGGGAGATTGCGTTGATGGAGATACCAATGTTGACGATGTCTTTGATCGTGTCAAAGTCACCGAGTTGGAACCCGTTGCCGTCAGCAAAGTAGAAGTCAACCTGTGCCGTCTGCTGGGGTCGGTAGGTCTTGTTCTTCATGGTACGACCACGAATGGTCTGCCCGATGGCTTCGTCTTTGACCTTGATCCACTCGTCACGCTTGACCTCCACACGGGTGAAGTAGTGGAAGTTCTTTGCCTTACCACCCGGGGTGGTGCGGTTATCTCCGTACATGACGCCGATCTTTTCACGCCACTGGTTGATGATGAGGCCAGTACAGCCACGGTCTTCTCCGATGAGGGAGCGTTTCTGCGCCTTTCCAGACTTTCGGAAGAACTTACCCGTCAATCGGGCGCCAAGGCCCACCGTGAACTCTTCCATGAGTTTCTCAGCCTCGTCACCGGGAACAAGTGCGGGAAGGGAGTCCACCACGATGCAGTCAACCGCCCGATTCTCAAGAGACTTGACAATCAGGTCGTAGGCGTGCTCCATCACGTTAGTTTCAACAATCCAAATGCGGTCTAAGTCCACACCAATGGCTTGTGCGTACTCAGGAACAAACTCCTCGGCGGCGATCCAGAGCACAACCCAGTCTGGGTCTAAGGCTTGGTTGGCGGCAATTGTTTTAAAAGCAATCGCAGTTTTACCCGAAGACTCATCCCCAATGATCTCAGACCATTGATTAACCGGCCAACCGCCACCAAGCATCAGATCAAACGCCAAAACGCCTGTTGTGATGCGGGGAAGTTCTTGATGCATTTCTGATCCACGAACCACGGTGCCCTCACCAAACTTCTTGTTCAGTTGGGCAAAGATGGCTTCAATGCTCTCGCTCATGTTGTGCTCCTTATTGTTGTCAGACGGCCCAAGAAGCCTGATCTGCTTGCATGTACTTACCGTTCCAGCCACAAGAGTAGCAACGGGGTGCTGGGGGATAACCGTTGACGGTCGTGCCTTTGGCTCGGCTGAAGACCAAGTTGCTACCGCACTCAGGGCAACTCTGCGTCTCTTTACGAGACGCTTCCCCACCCTTCCATGACCGTATGGCATCTCCCATGCGGATTTCCCCATCAGGAGTAATGCTCGGCGCCTCTTGTGGTGTTACCTGATGTACAGGCGGGGCCACGGCGGGGAACTGGATGGAGTTGGGGCGAGACGGCATGACGGACGGGGGTGTCCGTGGAGGAGAAGGCTGATTGCTCAGTTTCCTTGACCACCAGTCATTCATCGTCGTAGTCCTCCCAATCATCGTCGTCTGATTCCATGAACTCTATATCCCATTCGGCAGAGATGCCGGGAACCGAGAAGAGTTGGATGATTTGAATGATGCGTGACAGCGGGTCTTGCTGGATAAGCAAGGGTAGGTCGTCCGCAAACTCTATGTCTTGGTTGACCTCTAGTTTTTCACTGTCTATAAGCATGGCTAACAATGAAACCCCAAATGAGGTAAACAACGCAACGGACACATCGGACTCGTCATCCTCAAGTTTGTTCTGCTGGCGAATGATGTCAGACAGCCACCGAGCCGACTTCTCGATATCGTCCAGTATGCCGGTGCGTTGAAATCTAATCCATTTACCCAGCACATCGCTTGTTTCTTGCTCCATGACTTCCTCAGAAGGCGGGGAAAACCCAGCAACCTCGGCAATCCGTTGCCCATCCCCCGGTGACATGGTGAGTAAGAAAGTGCGTTGATTCAGCGGGGACAGTTCGTCGTCGTCGTTCATTTACCTTTGGCCTCCGACCATGAGTTTGCTGAGTGGCAAGATACTTTGAGTGGTATACCTTCAATGACCCGCCCGTGACCCATGGCGTCCACCATTACTTGTTGTGCTTCATCCACGCAGTTGTCAGGAACAGCGACCACTAACTCGTCGTGAACCTGAACTAATATTTTAGCGTTAAAGGGTTTTAACGCTTCGTGGACATCAATCATAGCAATCTTGCAGATGTCAGCCGCTGATCCTTGCACGATGGCGTTGATCGCTTGCCGTTCCGCACGAGCACGAAGCGACTCGTCAGTGCTATGTAGTTCAGACAGCCGACGCCGTCTGCCGGACAGGGTGGTCACATAGCCACGCTGTCTCGCTTTGATTATCTCAGTGGCTTTCCACGAAGAAATGCCACTAAATTGTCTGTAGTAGTTATTAATTACTTCTCTAGCACGCTGTTCGGTAATACCGGTTGTCCGTGCAAGTTTTTGAGCACCTCCACCGTAAGCGGTTAAGAAGTTAACGCCCTTACCAAGTTGGCGTTCCTCCGGCGTGACCTCATCAGGGCGCTTACCAAGCACCAATGCCGCCGCTCCAGCATGAATGTCTTGTTCCTGAAGGAAGAACTTGCTCATGTTCTTATCCTTGGAGAACATGCACATTACCCTTAATTCAATTTGGTCATAGTCGGCTACGAGAAGGGTATGGTTGGGCGGAGCAACGAACAGACTACGGATCGTGGAGTCACGAGGAATGTTTTGCAGGTTTGGGCTACTGGACGAGAGACGCCCAGTCGCCGTGCGGTGCAGGTGGAACGATGGGTGAAGACAGTTGTTCACCAGTTTGAGAAGCAAACCATCAACGTAAGTTGACTTGGTCTTCTTGGTCTCCTGCCATTCCAGTAACAGCGGGATGAGGGGGTGAGCATTTTCTAGGTAGCGCAGGGCTTCCTCATCTACGGAGTCTGCCCCTTTGTTTGTCTTCTTGTAAGACTTGAGCCCGAGACCGCCAGCGGATTTCTTTTTGAACAAGAACTCCTGCTTGCTCTTGTTGCTGTCGGGGTTAAACCCCGGCGGGGTGTACTTACTCATTTGTAAGAGTAAGTCACGCATCTTTCCGTCCAGTTCACGACCAAGAATGACCATGGCACTCTTCGTCACCGGAATACCCTCGTCTTCCATGTCCATGAGCACCCGAAGGACGAGCATGTCCTGCTCCAAGGCATTGCGTAGCCCCTCACGATTTTTGATCTTGCGCCACAGCCGTTTGTACAGCGTCCATGTCCACCGCACATCTAAATGCACATAGCGAGTGGCCTTGGAGAACGGCACATGGTCAATGATCTTGCCCAATTTGCCGTCTCGGTAGTAAGCGTCGTGGCCACCATAATTATGAGCAATCAGGTCTGTCAGACCATAGCCACGAAGATTCTCGTTAACGATGTGTTGCATGACCATCGTGTCCATGAATCCCGACATCGGGAGTTCGCTGGACAAGTACTTGCGAATAGAGCGAGCGTCAAACTTGACGTTGTGCCCAATCTTGATGATGTCCGGATCAGCGAACAACTGTTCTAGGCATCCAAACACCTCTGACCGTTGTAATTGTGTCGGGGGGTCTGAGAAGACTGCTGGTATGTGATACCGAGCCTTTGCCTCGGACTCAGAACCATCTTTAAGAAGTTTGCGGTAACCCGGGGGTGGCACTGTAGAGCCATCCCCTGCCTCTTCGGGAACAATGATCTCCCCATGCGAGTGACCCATAGGTATCGCCCATGAGTGCCCGTCCGTGGCTATGCCAATCCAAAAGACCTCATTGCGTAAAGGGTCAAGAGCGAGTATCTCTCGCCATTTCTGCATGAGACGTTCACGAGTGGCTTCACGCACAGCCGGTGACTTGGACACCATCGTTGACAGATGGTTCTGCAACTCAGTATTGAATGCATCCATAGCGTCTTTATGACGCTCAACAACACCCCGTGTCTCCACATCAAAGGCGAACGCCCCAACTTCTCGGATAATCGCAACGAGATTGTGGAGTTCTTCTACTGTAGAAACCACTGAGGGAGGGGCGTCATCGCCCCTCCCTCTCGGGTCTTGTTCGGGTTTCAACCCCGACACGATCACTCGTCTTCAGCGATAACGCCGAGGAGTGATGCACGGGTGGGGATGGGAACAATTTCGTCGGTGTACGCCGACTTGAGGAAGTGGTTGAGCATGTCTTCCGAGAGTTCGGTGACACCCCACTCTTCTTCAAGGTCACGAGCCTTGACCAACTGGTGGTTGGTTGCGGTCGTGGCTCCCTTGCCGGAACGGCTGATCGCCCAGTAGTGCTTCGGCAACGGTCCCTGACGGGGGTCGTCATTGAAGTTCTTCAACTGGTCAATCGCACGGGAGCCGACCTCGTAGGAACGGAGGACGGGGTCTTCGCCGGGGGTCAACAGAACCACATTGAATGCGAACTTGTTACTCGGGCGATTGCCGGAGTCGCAGAGAGGGCATCCCTTGGGGTCAATGTTGCCGATGCAAGTGAAGGACTTCTGTCCCGTGCGCTCCACCCAGTGCTGGCGGTAGGCCGCATACGGAGCCGCCTCAAGGAACTTCACGATGATGGGTTCTTCCGAGACCTTGAGGCGCTGTGCGTAGGAGGAATCCGAAACATCGGACTTCAACTGCTTGACGCCTTCCCAACCACCACGGATCACTCGGCGGGTAGCGGGTTCAGCAGAACGAGGTGCGTTGGCCTTGCGGACAGGGGCATCGTCCTCATCATCGTGTTCATTAACAACACGCAAGCGCCGTGGCGCTTCGTACTGCTCTTCGTCTTTTTCAAAGTCGTCGTCGTCGTCGTATCTGGGCATGATGTGTGTCTTTCTCGTGTGTGTTTGTGTATGTGTGTTACTCGTGAGCACCGAGGTGCTCGGAGTCTATTTTGGCCAATGTGTTATGGCGTAGGTCTTGAACTGTTCCCAGTGCTTGGAGTTTTTGTCGTCCAAGTTGAAGCGCACGATACAGTCTTTCAGGAACTCTACCTGTGCTCGGCTGTAAAGACGCCTCCCTTTCGGAACTTTTCCCGGAAGTTGACTCTTCCGAGGCGCTGGCGATCTGTATGTGGCTCGTGGTATCCACCCTTGGTTCTCCCACATCCGTAATGTGCTGGCGGTGCGTCCGAGTGCTCGGGCGGCTTCACCGATGGAGAACATCTCAATGTCCGCACCGTTGATGCGGTACATCTTAGACCGAGCACCATTGGTTGTGTCAAGCGCTACGGGCGTTGACTTCGTGCGGTTCTTTGGTGGGCGGGAACCGGGCCAATCAGGCAGGTCGCCCAACAAGTCAAGCGGGTCAGGAGCCATCTCAGGAGGTGTGTCCCCCGGAGCGTGCCATGGCGTACAACGTGTGTACTCCGGCGGGGGTGATTGCCCACGATGAAGTGTCACCGCTAACCAAGTTGCGAGAGAGCAGAAGAGAAACGCTTCTCTCAATCTTTGTGATGCGGTTGAACATCGCTGGATTGAAAGACTGCAAGTCAGTTACCGTGATCGCTCTGCGGTAGAACTTGCTGAGTTCCAAGATGGTGTGCGTAAGGCTGTTGTATACGATTTGTCGGTCAGACATAATTCCTCTATTGATTAGACAAGTTTTTTGAAAGATTCTCGCACCAAACGAGGAGACGAACTCGTTCTTCCAGAGTAACAGCGTTTTCACCTGAAAGCAATGCCGATGCAAGGTTACTCGGGGGGCAGACGGAGATGACACGCAACAAATTGACAATAGTGTCAATTGTGAGGACTAACTCTGGTGCTCCTTTGGCTTGGGAAACGGCTTGGTTGTGGGGGTCATCTTGACTGCTCCACCAGTGTGGCGGGAACAGGTTGGAGGACCAATCGTCTGAACCATCGTCTCCACTAAAGTTCCGCATTTTGGACATTCCCATCTCCCCGGAGGTGTGCGTTCTTCGTTTTTAGGCATGGCTGACTACCTCCTTATCTCCTATAAGGATAGCAGTTATTAGTTTTTGGGCTCTATTACCTTAAATGCCCAAGTTTCTTTCTCCTTGTACAGACTTTGAATCTCGCTCTGAAGTTCGGGGCGATCAAGGGCAAGAGTTGCGAGGGCGTCTTCGTCCAACATACGCACGGGGATGGAAATCTCTTCCCACAAGTCTTTGGCCTGAGCCCAATCTTGAGCCGCGGAGTGATCCAAGTTAATAGACACTCGGCGCTCACGCTTGAGTTGCACGCCGGACGGAGTCTCAATCCACTTGTGTCCGACATGGTCGGTGTAACCATCAATGTCCACGATGTTGGACAGTTCCTTCTTCATCTCTTCAGTGCGCTTCACTGCGGAGTCACTGAACTCCTTGGCTTTGATGTACTCCTCCACAAGACGAGACAGATACACCTCGTCGGTGGGCTCAGGGCTTTGGCGAATGATCTTGGGCATTGGGTCTCCTTTGGTAGTTGGTATTACAAGTTCCATGGAAGGACTCGGGACGCTGACGATAGTCCTTCAGCCATCTCGTGAGCGGTCATGTCTCCGATGTCCTTTGCTGAGGTGCCGGAGTAGTTCCACCATAGCGTGCCTTTCCGAAAATGGGGCAAACGGTTGAACAAAGATTTGCTGGAGCGGATACCCGCCTCGTCGTTATCCATAGCGATAACAACACGGTCTGCCACCGTGGACAGCAGGGAAAGTTGCTTATCCGAAACGGCGGCTCCAAAGGTCGCTAAGGCTTGGGGCTTCTCAAAGACGCTGGCGAAGCGGACGACATCTAGGGGTGACTCCACCAACACAGCGGTGCCACCGAGAAAGCGCTCAATCCCAAACAGGCTGTCCGACTTCTTTACTCCAACGGGAAAGTTACGCACCCACCCGTAAGCCTTTGTCTGCCAGCCCTGTAAGTCGCCAAAATGGTTGACGATAGGAATGATCCACGCCTTGTTCATGGTGTCCCAGCGAACCCCATGCATGAGTACTTGCTCAGCGTCAAGCCCACGCTTGTCCATCGCAGACTCCGGAGGCATGACGAACTTTGAAAAGGACACCCAGTCAATCTCAGGCTTCTTTGCCGGTGCCTCGGCTCCGAGTGTGAGCCGTTCCAAGTTGCGGTCAATCAAGAAATGATGAACTGCCATGATGGCGTCCGGCTCACCCGTTAGTTCCGAAACCAACATGCTGAGCGTTCCTCGTGCGCCACAGGAGAAGCAAATCCAAAGCCCGGTTTGGGCGTTCATGCTCCATGAGGGCGAGCCATCTTCACGACCCGTGACACGGCGATGGACAGGGCATCGCCCTGATATTTCTCTTCCGTCAGCACGGCGAACGTCTACGCCGATGCTCTTGAGAACTGAGGCAAGATCAGTCAAATGCGTCTCCGACACCGTAGCCATCAGCAGTCACCTCCGAAAAGTCCATGTGGTCCCAGTCCCATTTGATGTGTACTTCGCCGGTTGGTGCAGTACGGGCCGCAACAACACGGATGATGGCTTGGTCATCCAAGTCGGGATTGCGCTCAACACCGAGAACGAGGTCGGCGTCCTGAACAAACGATGACGAGTAGCCGATGGCATCGGCAGTAATGGCACGGGTCTTCTTGTTGTTCAACTTCCATGAGAGAGCCTGCGTCGTGGAGACGATGGGGATGTCCAACTTCTGTGCCATGCGCTTGAGACCACGGGTGATGTTGGTCAGCGCTTGCGGAGAACCCTTTGGCTCCCCCTCTTCATCATCCATGAGATACACGCCGTCCACGACGAGGAGGTCGGGCTGGTATTCCTTTGCCTTGCCCATAAGTGCAGAGATCGTTGTGAGTGACGAGGTGTCCTCACTGAAGATGAACGGTTGCATGTTCTTGCGGGCTCGCAAGGCTTTGGCGATGCGGTCCATCTCCGGCTTCGTGAGATCGCCACGGAGAATCTTGTTGTACGGAGTCTTAGAGATGATGGCGTCATAACGAGCCTCTTGCTCTTCAATACTCATCTCAAACGAAACGAACATCGGGGTCTTGCCATGGATGTGGCAAGAGTTGGCGATGATAAGTGCGAAGAGCGACTTACCACGCTTGGGCTCACCGACGAACACGATGTATTGCTGGGGGCGCAACCCGGAGGTGATGCGGTCAAGCCCGTAGAAACCTGTGGGAATACCACGAAGAGCGTTTGGGGTGTTTCGCATCTCTTCGTAACGAGCGACACGGTTCTCCCAGTTTTGAATGATGTCAATGTCCCGCATACGGGACACTTCAACGGAAGCAGTTTGCACACCCGATGACAGGTGTTCAAGAGCGTCTTTCGTCTTGCCCTCGTTGATGAGTGGCATGACCTCGGAGATGACTTCAACGAGGCGATGCTGTGTGTGCGCCTGAAAGATTTCGTCAATCAAGCGAGAGAACGGTTCAGCCTCAGCGTCGTATAACTGGATGTCGGCGTACTGTGTCTTGAACACTCGGGGCGTGGGTACTGAACCGTGTGTGCGGTAGAACTCGGTGAGCCACATCCACACTTCCGACCATGCGCCAGTGAGGTGCTCAGCCTTGAGCCCTGACTTGACTGGGGTGGCGATGTCAGCGGTCTGTATGACTTTAGAGATCAGCAAATGTTCCGGTGACGCCATGCCTACCATGCCCTTTCAGAGCCGAGCACTGTAGCACGGATACCGAGAATCGCTTGCTCTTCTTGCGTTGGAACATAGATGACACGAACGCTTCTGTTGTAGCGCAAGTCGTCTGCGAGCGCCTCAATGTCGGTGTACGACTCAACCGGCGTGGAGATGCCCTTACGAATCAACCAGTGTTCAATGGCGTCAACAGCCTCGGGTGGCATGAACGTATACACGATGGTTCCGATACCACGACGATTGACGGAGTCTGCGAGTGACTTCAACGGCAATTCACTCGGAGTCATTGCGTTGATAACGGTCTTCCAATCTCCCGTGCGTTGGGCGATGCGTGTACGCCACGACTTCAAGCCCTCGGGAGGATTGGCGAGTACGCCTTCAAAAATGACGGCTTGCTGTAGCGGTGCAAATGCGGCGAGATCGTTTCCTTCCATCACGCCACCCGAACGATAGTCATGTCTTCAAGAACCGATGCCACACGATCTCCGTACCGACGAATGAACTCGGTGGGTGACAAGTGCGTTGTCACAATGGTGGTACGGCAATCCTCGTTGCGACGACGCAACAGGCTTCCGATTTCGTGATACGAAAACTCAGTAGCCCGTTCTTGCCCCACAGCATCCAACACGACGATGTCAAACACACCCTTGAGGTACTTGACGATGTGGGGCATGGAGTACATCTCGGGCAACTCGTTGTCGTTGTCAAACTGATCCTTGAGCATCTCAACGTAGCGCTCAGCAGTGATGAACCTGCCGGACACTTTGTGAGAAGTGAGAATGTAGCGAAAGAGTCCGACAGCGGTGGGTGTTTTACCGCAACCGCTCGGCCCGTGAAGAAACAGTCCGTTGCTTTTGGATTCGGCGTTGAGAAACTCCCCAATCGCATAAGCGTTCGTAGGCGACAACCTGTCTGCTGTGTACGTTGCCCCATGCCATCGCGGTGGAAGATGCGCCCATGTCAAGCGCTCTTCAAGAGAACGGTTCTGCCACCAGCGTGCCGATTTCCATTCGGTGGGCGGTGCTCCTACGGTCATTGGGTTCTCCGGAATTGTTGGTAAGTCGCTACGGCTTGGCGAAGCGAGGCGGCGGGTTTGCGGAGAGTAGCATGCCCCATCAAGTCATCCGGGACATTCACGCCATGTTCTGTGAGGCAAGCCACCGCTGAGGCTTCACCGGGTTCGCTCAGGAGCGTGCTGGCTGAGAACAGAAGCGTGGACAACAACTCCGTACCGTCGGGGTGTTGCGTGGCGTCGTAGACCGGGGTGGCGACGATGTCAGCGAGCAGTTCGGGGTAGGTGTACGCCAAGTCCATCGCTCGGCGCCAAATCAGTTTCCGAATACGGGTGTTGATCTCTTCATCCCACGGGAGGACATCGGTGTGCTCAAACTCATCCGCAATCCATCCGAGAATCGGGCTGACGGCGATGATTTCCGTGGCTTCGGACAGCAGGGATGCTTGGACGCTGTTGGCGCAGAAGGATTTCCACGAGGTTGGGGATTCCACATGGCGGGAGAAAGTGAAGAACTTCTCAATCATCCGCTGGAGGTCGGCGGGGGTCACTCCGTTTTTCAGAAGACGCTTGATCTGTACCCGAAAGGCGGGGCGGTCTTTCACTTCCACGGGGGTCCCTCCGACCTGACGGGCCACGAAATTGAAGTGCTGGAGCACATCACTCGTGTCGTGAGCGAGTTTCTCCAAAGCGGGGGTCTCATCCCATTCACGGGTGTCGTCGGGATCGGCGCCAAAAATCGGCATGGATTCTTCTCCTTCGTAAAATGGGCGAAGCCCACAAAGGGAAATGTCTTTAGACATTTCCCTTTGTACTATGTCTCTAATACTATCTCTACTATGGAATTCGCCCTGCTCAGAGGCTCGGGGTGGGGTCACCAGTGACCCCCCTGATAGGTCATGGGTGACCCCCCCTTGGGGTAGGGTGGGGTCATGGGTGACCCCCCTTTTGGGTGGCTTGAAGCGCACCACGATGTGCTTCCCACGGTTCCCCGACAGGCGTTCAGACGAGATGATTCCGGCTGACTCCAGCCATCGGAGAGAGCGCTTAACAGTCTCGGGGGACATCCCCGAAGATTGGGCGAGGACGGCAACGGTCATGGGCTTGGGCCCGGACAGGGGTGTCAGGCGCATGACGGTCATCAAGATGTGCGTGTGCGTGGGCGTTCCACGCTTGCTAATCAGGTCAAATGCCCATATTGGCATTGGGGCAAACGGCCCCTGAATCTTGTTGGTCAACGGTGGCTCCTTGGTGTGGCGGAGACTATACACACAAACCGACCGCAAAGTGTTGCATACACCGATTGTTGAGGCTAGTCTTCGGCTACCGAGTTGGTGGTTCTCCTCGGTAACCGGTGGTGACCGGTGGTGGTTAACAGGCTGGGGCGCTTTGGTGTAGAGTTACTGAAGCGCCCCAGCCCTGTTTTTAAGGAGACCACATGGCATCCAGCACCGGACTCACCAAGTCGCTCAAGGCTCTTCTCTCAGATGTCGTGACTTTCTATTTCATGGCCCATGGCTTCCATTGGAATGTGGAAGGCGAAGACTTCAGCCAATACCATGGTCTTTTCTCAGACATTTATGAAGATGCCTATGGGTCTATTGACCCCATTGCGGAGAATCTGCGGAAGTTGGACGAGTACGCTCCGTTCAATCTACAGAAGTTTATTGAGATGCGGACCATCACTTTTAAAGATGTGTCCCCCACCCCCAAGGCCATGGCTGGGGCATTGCTTACGGCAAATGAGGCTCTCATCAAACAATTGTATGTTACATTTAAGGATGCTGAAAAAGA